TCAGAAGTCCACTGGTGGCAAATTTCAAGTGCTTCATTAATCGTTTTTTTTGCCTTAACCTTTTTCTGTAACTCATTCAACGCACTTGTTATTCTTGATCGTGTCATAGCTCTCCCTCCAGGTTTTTTAAAATAAAATCACCGCAGACTCCCGTTCGTTGCTTGATTTCATAAGGATGATCTCTGTGCGTACAGCTTCGCACAAGTCCAGTCCACTTTAAATACTCACACGTCATGCAATCCCGCAGCGTTTGGATCGCCTCTGATGGCATCCAGCACGTTACCCTGTGATCGCACCAACCGCATGTCTGAGAATCTTCTGTAAAAGGCTGCGGCGCCGGATCGTTTGCCGTGATAATCTGGTATGCTTTTTGTTTGAGTGACTTAAACGCTTCTGAATCAAAGTAAATCCGCTCAGTGTAGATTTCAGAATTGTTTTTGTTCTGAATGACGAATAAAGCTCTTTCAAGTCCGGCATAACCCATATAACACTGTGATTGATCAAAATATACCTGGTATGTTTTCTGTACTCCGTACTGCTGAAATGCTTTGAATTTGCTGGCGTTACAGCTTTTAATCTCTAAAATATGTTGGTGGCTGGTAACACCGTGAATGATTCCGTCACAATGGCCTGAGAACCAGTTGTCATGATCTGAAAAAGATTCTTGTTGTCCTTCCACACTGTACCCAGCGAGGCGCAGGTGGTAAATGATTTCTTCTTCCACCCGGTCGCCAAATCTGAACAACATTAAGACTCTACCATCAAGTGGAAGAGGCGTGTATCCACGGAATGACAACCATAACTTTCTGGTACAGGGATCTCCAATTGCGGACATTCCCAAATAGTTACGGCGAGGCTTAGTTCCATTGGCTCTGGCTGCGGCTTCATACATCTCATTTGCGATCTTATCGAATTCTGGTAGTTTGCTCAAAATATCACCTTGACGTGGCTAATTCTTCCGTCTGCTATCGCCTTAATAATGGCTTTCGCTATCGTTTCTTCCACACCTAAAACCAAAATATCATTCAATACTTCATTTAGAATCTTGAATCTGTGTTCTTGATTCGCTACTCTGGCCGCCTCCAGCACTGCTGTAGCTTCAACTTTTTTACGATCTGCCTCAATACGGTCTTCAATTGCTTGAATATCCGCAAGCCTCCGGCGTTCGTCGGCATCCTTGGCAGCTTGCAGTTTCATCTCTCTTTCAATGGTGGCTCTCATTGCGTCTCGTTCGGCAACCCACTTATACTTCTCTTCCTGTTCCAACCTGTTTCTTTCTTTTCGCTCTTTGTCATCCAGTTCAGCCTGGATACGAGCGATCTCAGCTTCCTTTCGTGCAATTTCCTTCTCACGATCCCATAGTAAATTCAGTGTAATCGCGTCATCATACTCTGCTGCGTATTTCAATTTTGCTTCTTCGTCTGCAATGCGTTTCGCTTCGGCTTCTTCCCATCCGGTGAGAGGTTGGCGCACCCGATCTTTCAACGAATCCAGAAAATCTCTTGCATGCTTGCGAGAAACATCAACTTTTTTCGCTTTTTCTTTCCACTCAGTCGTTAGCTCAGCACCCAATTTATCCAGAAGCGTCTTAGACTGAGCTACCTTGTAAGCAAGAGACGCTATTTCTTTTCTTCCTTTTACTGTGCTGATGTCCGGGACAATGCCCGACACCTTTTTTTCAATACCTTTTAATATCGCGTCCAGGCCGTCTGGTTCAGTGAAAATCACCAGAGCATTCAGTGTTTTTGTCTCGACTAGTTCAAGTTCTGTCATTTGTTTTTTTCCTTTTCAGAATGGTATTTGGTCTTCATCCAATGGTGCTTCTGTAACTTCTTGAACTGGTATTAAATAATCAGACGGTGGCGAATCAACTTTCCATCGTTTCACACCCATGAAGCCATTATTTTCTTCAATTTCTATCCAGCCATGCGTCCCTAATGCTGTTTTGAACTCTTCCTGTCTCTCAATGCCCTCCTGTGCGCTACAAGGTGGTTCAGAGCCAGTCAGTTTTCGCCAGACAGCTTTATTTTTTGAAATGGCAAATGGGTGTCCCCCGTCGCCAAAAATTAGAAACGAATTGATGAAGTGGGGGTTGATACTACCAGGCACCCAAGCAGTTATCACAGCCTTAACCATCAACCCCCCTGCTCGGCTGACATACTTACTCATTTCTATTTCGCTGATTTCTCCAATCATCGAAGCTGACTTCACCTTTTCAAACCGATAATCCGTTAGCACTACTGGATCATTTCTTTCTTGAATAAACGTCCAGCCGCAAATTTCACATTCCGTTGCGCGTGGTTCCACAATTTCACTACAGTTGGGACAGGTTTTAATTTTCTTTTCTTCAATCACAATCTCCTTCTTTTTCGATCTCCCTGGTATCTCTATACGAGGGTTATTCGGATCTCCATGTGTTTTGCAATTCTCAGCCAAGTCCAAAATTAGCACATCCTTTTTGTCCGGATGCGGACGGAGGCCACGGCCTGCCATTTGGATGAAAAGTCCGGGGGACATGGTTGGACGACACATGATAATGCAATCCACTGCTGGTGAATCGAAGCCTTCGGAAAGCACCATGACATTCACGATTATCCTGATTTTGCCTGATTCAAAATCAGAAAGTGCCTGGTATCTGGCATCATCATTTAATTCTGAATGAATAATGGTTGCCTGTTCTCCGAACGCTTCACGAAGTTTTTCAGCGTGAGCAATCGTAACAGCGAAAACAATAACGTGTTTTCGATCTGAGGCATGTTCATTCAATGCAGCCACCGCAGACCCTACGTGCTGTTGTTTGCTCATTACTGCCGATAAATCACCCACATTATAATCTCTGGTTTTCCGTACTCCGGCTAAGTCTTTTGAAATATCCGCCATCGTTTTAGCTCGGTATCCGCAAAGATATCCATCTTTTTGAAGATCAGAGATTGATATTCGATAATGTAGATCAGGAAAAAGATTAATATTGCCTGGTTTACAAGCAGTCCCATAAATATATCCGTGAGAAAGCCTGAAGCATGTTGCAGAGAATCCTATTATTCTAACCTTGGGATTATATTTGATCATGGTTTCAATCCATGATTTGTACTGTGACTTGATATTCATGGCAGGTATTTTATGTGTTTCATCAACTATCACTAAATCAAATGGGACGGTTGTCCCTGTACGTCTGGATAGCGTTTGTATGCTACCAATCACAACAGGCTTATCTGTATCAATATCACCCGATATAGATGCGCACGCAATACCGATAGGCGCTTCCGGCCACACTTTAAGAAGTTTGTCTTGCGCCTGCGTGATAAGTTCTCTGCGATGCGCCAGTATTCCGATCCTTATGTTTGGCCATTGTGTCAGAAGACGTTTAATCAACTCAGAGAAGCAAATAGTTTTTCCAGAACCTGTCGCCGCTTGAATCAGAATAAATTGATCAGTCGGTATAGCGTCCCAAATGACTTTTAAAACATCCTCTTGGTATGGCCGTAATGTATAATCCATCTTTACCTTGCTCAAATCCCCCTGGGTATTCCCCAGGGGTTCAATGTTTTAAACCTGCCACGGCATTTTTATATCTGCCGGTATTGCAGTAGTCATCGCCGCTGCCGCGATGTGCGCCGGAGGAATATTATTGACTGCCACCTTTGCGCCGTCCAGTGGTTTATACCCCGAAATCTCGTTTTTCGGCTCGTAATCACCGTTCTCATCGGTTTTGATTTTAACTTTGATCTGGCACTTTTTGCCGTGCAGTTCTTCGGTGTCGGCAATATAATTCGGATTCCGGTGACCGCAGCACGTCGCCATCGTTTTCAAAATCTTCATGCTGATTTTGTTACCGAGACTGGTGATAGTCCAGATGTGATTCGGTTTCCCGATAATCTGAAAAGTCCAGTTGATATACGGGCCTTTCTTCCCTTCCTTGATCTCCGAGTTGATGATCTCCGCCGAGTACCAGCCTGGCGGAAGGAGATCTAAGGAATCCTGTGCTTCGTACTGCGTTAGATCTACTGAAATTTGAGCCATAATTAAATTCCTCCTAAAATTTTGTTTCGTAAATAACCTAAATCAGGTTTTTCGATCTGTGATAGACGACCACTGCGATCCTTACCCGGATATCTGTCACTTGGAGAAGTGATAAAGACACGATGTCCAGTACCATCTTCGTCCTCTTTGTTAATCATATAAAGAACCAAGTCAAAATAACTTGGCAATCTTTCTTGGAGTTGTTTCCCAGACACAGCACACCCGACATATCGACGGTTTAAATCGTCAAGTTGCGTAGCAGGTAGGCATGTCATGACAACAGAGTATGCGGTAAGATCGCGAAATGCCTTGATAATATGAGTCAAATTATCTGAGAATTCTCCCCATAAATTAAATGAGTCTGTTTTAGATGGATATTTTGCCTTTACGCTTTCAAGGCATCTACCGCTAATCTCGGTAAGCGAGTCAATGAACACATACTGATAACGAGTTTTAAAATCTGGTGAAAGAAGTAATTGATATGCTTCTTTTAGGTCTGCAAAAGAACCAACTTCAAATCCTTCGATCAGCCTGGCTTCAATCAAATCACGCACAGCCAACAACCCTCCTTCACAACTCAACACCAGTGTTTTTTCATTTTCTGGTATCGTTCTGAGTAAACTGGTTTTTCCAATTCCTGCTCCCCCAATTATCAAACAATTCAATCTATTGGCTGTCTCTCTGGTTATTGGTTTAAGCATTGGTTGATCTCCTTGTTTATTGTTTCAAAACGGGATTTCGCACTCATCCTCAAGCTTCTCGAACACCACCTGCGGTGCCCCCGGTTTAATCTCCCTGCTCCAGGCGATGGCCTTTGCAAATTCAGCGTTATCCTGCATAGCTGATTCGAGTGTCTTAGAAGATGCCGGTTTAAACTCATAGACGAAAGTGTCGTTAAACACATCAGGAAGCAGGGTTTTCACCTGTGCCAATCTGTCCTGATACCATTTACAATTTTCCTTCAACTGCACGGTGACTTTAATCCCGGCTTCCATCAGATGGCCGGTTTTACTTCCGTTGCGATATTCCGCAGTTCTCGACAGTTCAAGATTGATACCGCGTAATTCTTCTGTCATTGCGTTGATTTGCAATTTCAATTCAGAACCTCTGACTACTAACTCCTTGGTGCCCATAAGCCTGCCCCTTTTTTTGGATATTTATTAAATTCGCCTTCTGCTACCCTTCCGTT